AGGATCAAGAACGCTCAAGCTGTCGCTGCTGGCAGATGTTGCTGAATTTAGCAAAAACATCAAGGCTGCAAGTAATGACACCGAATCTATTGGCGACAAATTTACAGATTTTGGCAAAAAAGCAGCTTTAGCATTCGCTGCTGCTGGAGCTGCAATTGGTGCATTTGCTAAACAGTCCATTGAAAATGCAGCAGCCGATGAAAAGGCTCAGCGCCTTTTAGCTTTAACAATTGAAAACACGACTAATGCAACGGCAGCGCAAATTGCGGGTGTTGAGCAATATATCTCAACAACATCACTTGCAATTGGTATTACTGACGATGAATTGCGGCCAGCATTTGCAAGATTGACTAGATCAACAAAAGATGTTGAAGATGCCCAAAGATTATTAAATTTGGCGTTAGATATATCATCGGCTACTGGCAAACCATTAGAAGCTGTCGCCAATGCATTAGGAAAAGCCTATGACGGCAACCTCAACGCTCTTGGACGATTGGGTTTGGGTATAGATGCATCTATTTTAAAATCCAAAGATTTTAATTTAGTCTTTGCAACACTTACAAAAACTTTTGGCGGTTTTGCAGATAATGAAGCTCAAAGTGCAGAAAAGGCTTTTGCTCGCATAAAAATTGCTACCGATGAGGTTCAGGAACAAATAGGCGCTGCTTTGTTACCAGTAATACAAGAATTGACAACTTTTATTTTGCAAGAGGTTGTGCCGGTTGTTCAAAGTTTTGTAGATGGACTAACGGGCAAAGATGGCTTGAACGAAGGTTTATCAGATACTCAAGTATCGGCACAAAACTTTGGCAAAGACATCCGCGGCTTAATCAAAATTGTTGTTGATTTTAAAGATGAATTGATTATTTTGGCGGGTGTGATTGGCACAGTCTTTGTTGTATCAAAGATAGCAGCTGGTGTTGCTGCTACAGTTTCGGCAATCAAGTTGCTTATGACTGCCTACAATGCTTTGAAAGCATCGGCAATTGTGACGGGTGTGGCAACGGCTTTTGCTCTTAATCCTTTGCTTGGTTTAGGCGCTGTTGCTTTAGCAGCTGCCGTGTTATCCGGAGCTAATGCTTTAGCCAATAGATCAGACATGGATGTGAATTTTGGTGCCGATGGTTTTGCAATCAGCGGTGCGCCAGGAGCAATTAGCGGCTTTGGTGGCTTTACAAGCTCAACGGGTCGATCTATAGGCCCAACAGATGAATCTATTGCGCAATTTGGAGTGGGAGCAGACCAACAAGCTGCAATTGCTCGCATTGCTGCTAGAGCAGGCGGCGCAGCTACGGACTCACAAAACGCAGCACGATTTGCCGGTGCAGGAGGCATTACTGATGCACAGAATGCGGCTCGATTAGCGGCAGAAGCGTTGGCTGCAAATGAAGCAGCAAATGCATCAAGAGTGGCAGCGGCAGCGGCAGCAGCAGCAGCAGCTGTGGCAAAGCCAAGCATCGAAATCAATGTAAGTGGCGCAGTTGATAAAGAAGGCACAGCACGCACAATTGTTAATACAGTCAATGAAGCATTTTTCAGAGGCACAGGCGGCGCAACGGCATTGGTCGGCGTATGACAATTTGGAATCCAATTTGGCGCGTAACCATTGATGGCACAATTTATACAAACTACGCCTTAGCCAACCTAAAAATTGTCAGCGGTCGCACAAATATCTACGAACAAGCTCAGGCTGGCTATGTCAATCTAAGTTTGATAAACCTTGAACAAACGCAAGTTGATATTCAGATCAATGATTCAGTCACGATTGAGCTGCAAGATTCCACAGCTGTTTATGTGCCTATTTTTGGCGGCACAATTGTTGATTTAGAAATCAGAGTGGCACAAACGGGCAATATAGCTACAACACAGGAAATACAAATTACGGCATTGGGAGCTTTGAGCAGATTGCAAAAGGCTTTGACAAATGGTGTATTGGCACAGGATTTTGATGGCGACCAAATTTATGAGATTTTAAGCGATTTGCTGCTCAACAATTGGGGCGAAGTACCGGCGGCTGTTCAATGGCAGACCTACGACCCGACCACAACATGGGCAACAGCTGAGAATGTTGGACTGGGCGAGATTGATAGACCGGGTGAATATGAACTAGCTGCACGATCATCAAACCGAGTCGATGTCTATTCTTTGGTGTCAGATTTGGCCACATCGGGATTGGGCTATATCTATGAAGATGCTCAAGGCCGCATCTCATACGCCTCAGCTAATCATCGCGTAGATTATTTGACACTTAACGGCTATGTTGATTTAACAGCCAAAGATGCTTTGGGTTCTGGCATAGCAATGCAATCTAGAGCTGGCGATGTCAGAAATGAAATAACACTCAAATATGGCACAAATTCAAACTCGGAGGTTTCGGCTAGTGATGCGGAGTCAATAGCCACTTTTGGCACATTGGCACAAATAATTACCACAACAGTAAAACACCACGTTGATGCAGAAAATCAAGCAGATTTTTATATTTCTATTCGAGCGTTTCCAGAGTTTATGTTTCAGGAAACAACTTTTGAATTGACCAATCCCAACATCAGCGATGCAGATCGAGACGCTCTCATTTCTGTCTTTATGGGTATGCCCGTCCGACTGAGCGATTTGCCGCTTAATATGGCAGCAGGTACTTATTTGGGCTTTGTTGAAGGTTGGCAAATAAACACAAATTATAATCGAGTGTCTATCAGCTTAATTATGTCACCGCTGGCCTACAGTTTAATTGCTCAGCAATGGGAAGATGTAAATATAGCAGAGGCATGGAATACAGTTTCAAATGTTCTACAATGGCAAAATGCCAGAATCGTTGCTTAGGAGGTAACTAAAATTTCAAACCCAACAACCCCGTTTTCGTGGCAAATGCCTACGGCCACAGATTTGGTAACTGACTTGCCTGCTGACTTTCAGGTCTTCGGCCAAGCTGTTGCTACATCAATGGCTGATTTATTAGGTGGCACAACAGGCCAAGTTTTATCTAAAACAACAAGCGCAGACATGGATTTTACTTGGGTCACAACGGACGACACAAACGCAATCCAAAATTCAATCATGGATGCAAAAGGTGATTTGATTGGGGCAACGGCAGCAGACACACCAGCTCGCTTGGCTGTTGGATCAAATGGAACAGTGCTCACCGCTGATTCAGCTGAGGCAACAGGCTTGAAATGGGCTGTTGCTGGAGCTGGCATGACTCAACTTGCTACTGGTAGTTTGTCAGGTGCAAGCGTGTCATTGACATCAATTTCACAGTCATACACACACTTGCAACTAATTTGCAGAGATTTTTATTCAACCGCCGGCGCATTTTCATTAGGATTTAATAGCCGAAGCGCAAATTATGCGCGTGGAGTTTTTACATCTACAAGTGCATCCAGCATTGTTGCGGCAAGCGGAGCAGCATCTTGGGTTACAACATTGGCTGCAAAAACAGCTTTATTTGAGCAGCAAATTACAATCAATTTATTTAACTACACAGCTGCAACGCGCCCAGGTGGCAACTGGACTTACATACAAAATGATGGCACAGCTGCCGAATTTGCCTTAATTCAAAGCGGATACAACGAAGCAATTACATCTCTACAAATTAAACCCGCATCTGGCAATTGGTCAGGTGGCACATACATACTTTACGGAGTTAAATAATGACAAACTTAATTGTTAAAGAACACAATACTGGAACAGATGCAATTGTTGAACGGCCAATGACCAGTCTTGAACTTGATGAACACACCGCTGCTGGTTTGGAATGGGAACAATCTAAGACCCGAGAGCTAGAAATGGCTGCTGCCAAAGAAGCTGCACAAGCCAAATTGGCTGAGCTTGGTTTGACTGCCGACGATTTGAAGGCACTTGGGCTGTGACATTTGCGCAAGGCACATTGCCGCGATTGATTCAGGTTGCGCTTGCCGAAATCGGCTCAGCTGAAACTGGAGAAAACGAGACAAAATATGGCAAGCACATGAAAGCCGACAAGCTGCCATGGTGTGGGTCATTTCTTAATTGGTGCGCGGATCAAGCCGGGGTCAAGGTTCCAAATGTGGTCAGCACAAAAGCTGGAGCTGAGGCATTTAAGAAAGCCAACCAATGGCACCAAACACCAAAGATTGGTGACTTTGTTTTTTTTGATTTTGTTATTGATGACAAGGTAACAATCAATCACATTGGTTTGGTAATTCGGGCATCGGAGAAGCAAATTGTGACAATTGAAGGCAACACATCAGGTGCCGGAGATCAACGCAATGGCGGCGAAGTAATGGTTAAATCAAGAACTTTGGGAGCAAGGTCATTTGTTGTTGGCTACGGCCGACCAACTTATGGCGCGTTTTCGGGTGATTTGCCCGACCGACCAAAAGGAGAAAAATAATGGATAAAGCAAAAGCTCTGTTGGCATCTTGG